TAGTGGGGGAAATAATGATAATAGTGGGGGAAATAATGATAATAGTGGGGAAGGTGATGATAATAGTGGGGAAGGTGATGATAATAGTGGGGGAAATAATGATAATAGTGAGGGAAATAATGATAGTAGTGAGGGAAATAATGATAGTAGTGAGGGAAATAATGATAATAGTGGGGGAAATAATGATAGTAGTGAGGGAAATAATGATAGTAGTGAGGGAAATAATGATAGTAGTGGGGGAAATAATGATAACGGTGGTGATACTAAACATTGTTTTGATGAAATAGATAAACTATCAATATATAATAAACCTTTTAATTCAAATTCACTAATTAATAATTTTAGAAATAATAAATTAGTTAAGAAAAAAAAAATTATAGAATCATATAAAAATTCTAATAAATCTTCATTAAATATAGATAATATTATGTCAGACGAATCATCCTCATTAAATATAGACACCATTTTATCCGATAATTCTAATAAATCTTCATTAAATATTAATAATATTATGTCAGACGAATCATCTTCATTAAATATAAATAGTATTATGTCAGACGAATCATCTTCATTAAATATAAATAGTATTATGTCAGACGAATCTAGTAAATATGATAAATCATTTTTATCTAAATCAAGTAATATAAATGATAAAAATCATAATGAATTTAATAATTTATTTAAAACTAAACTTAATAGATTAGAAAAAAATATAGAAAGTATACAGAATATTAGAAACAACTCCATTTTAAATAATGATTTAGGAGAATTGTACACATATTATAGACGAGCACCAAACGATGACCCCGAAGAACATATTCACAAATTCACATCTAAAAAAAATGTTAAATTTTTAGATAAAACGTGGGAACACAATGCAACACTTGTGATTGAGTATATATTTTTAGATGTAGACGAAAGAAGAATTTTTTCTCAACTAGAACACGAATATTTAGTGGAGCAAGTAACCGAAACAGAACATTTAGATTTATTGCCCCAATCTAAAATAAGTTTAGAACTATATCATCCTGTTAAAGAAATTTTATTTACATTTAGTAGAAATGATAATTATCTGAGAAACGAATGGCTAAATCATACTTCATTACCTTATAATATGGGAGAATTAATAGATTATCAATATTATTTACAAGATAATTGGTGGAATCATTGTAATGAAATAGCCAGTAATAATCCTAATAAAATTACAATCAATAAAAAAGAAATAATATGTGATAAGTTTCAAGAATTAATATTTAGATTTGGACCACACGGTGAAGCAGGTGATCCAAGTGGTAAGCTTATTGGGTTTAAAATAGAAAATAACTATTCGTTATATTCGTTAGAAGAAATAAATCAATTTAAAATAATTTGGCAATTTTCATCAGCCAAAAATATTCCAAATATTGATAGTAATAATTGGAAAAATTTTAAATTAAATCCATTAAAAAATATGTTAATAAGATTTAATGGACAAATAAGAGAAGACCGGAAAAATGGAGAATATTATTCACAAATACAACCCTTTTTATATCATACAGGGCATCAGGAAGAGTTAATTAATGTTTATTCTTTTTCATTAGAACCTGAAAAATATCAACCGTCTGGGAGCTGTAATTTTTCTCAATTAAATAATATAACATTTGATATAGAATTATTAGAAACTCCGACAGATGATAAAAATTCTAAGTTAGGTAAAAATATTTCACGAGAGTATGAGTATGATGCCAGATTTTTTATAATAAATTATAATGTATTAAGAATTAGTAGTGGTATGGCGGGAATTGTGTTTGGTAATTAAGATGATAATTATTAGTGCTAATTAATAGTGGTGATTAAGAAACCATATTTGCTTTAATACCAGTATGCGAGTAATATGATTTAAGATTAAAATCATTGTAGTCATAATTTTCGATAAGTTCCTTTTTATTTATTTCTAGGAAAGGAAAATGATAAGGTTTTCTAGATAATTGTGTTTTTATTTGTTCTATATGATCAGAATAAATATGAGCATCTCCTATCACAATTATAATTTTCCCAGGTTTATATCCTGTATTATTTGCTATAATATATGTTAATAACGCAGTTGATGCTATATTAAAAGGTACTCCTAAGAATAAATCTCCAGAACGTTGATACATTTGACAATCAATAAAAGTGTTATTTCTAACATAAAATTGATATGAAACATGACAAGGTGGCAAAACCATTTCATTTAATTGGCAAGGATTCCACGCTGTCATAAATATTCGACGTGAAGTAGGATCATTATTAATTAGATCAATACAATTTTGCAGTTGATCTATACCTTTATTTGTATAATCTTCATTGGGACCATTATAGTCGGCATTAAAATGTCTCCACTGAAATCCATATATGGGACCACAAGTTCCTTCCTCATAATGACTTAGATTTATACTATCTAAATAGTCACGAGAACTGTTTCCATTCCATATTTTAACTCCATTTGATGCTAATTCGTTTGCATTCGTTCGTGCTTTTATAAACCATAGTAATTCATGTACAATTCCTTTCCAATAGACTTTTTTGGTTGTTAATAATGGAAAATTATCTGTAATATTAAATTCCATCTTAACGCCAAATTTAGATATAGTTTCGGCATTACGTGTTTTTCTATGTTCGCCGTTTTTTAATACATCATCTAATATATTTAAATACTGGTATTCTTCTAAATTTTCGCTATAATTATTTTTATTTTTATTAATATATTTATTAATCTTAAATTCAACTGAATCTATTATAGTATTATCTGGATAAAATTTAACATTCTCTTCAGTTCCTGAAACAATATTTTCTACGTGATAGTCTTTTAAATCTATAGAAGGAAAAAAACAGTTTCCTCTATTTACAGTTGGATTTATAATATCGGTAATATATAGTGTATCCATAAGATTCTTTTTTACAAAATAATTATAAATACTTTCTCCACCTATAATAAATAAATCTTCTATAATAGAACTATTTCTACAAAAATAGTATGCTTGATCTATTGTATTAAATACATAAGTATTTTTATAGTCATTTTTTTTTATATTATCATTAACAGTATCATAATTATTCTTAGAAATAATTAAATTTATTCTATCTTTTAAAGGAAAACACTTTTTTGGAATAGATAAAAAAGTGTTTTTTCCCATTAACACCGCATTTAATTTATTCGAATCTAATGTAGTTGTTGTCATTTTTTTAAAAAATTGCATATCTTTTTTTAAATGAAATAGTAAATTATTATTAAATCCTATAGCATTATTTGATGCCTTACAAGTTATAAGGTGGGTTTTCATAATATAATTATATTTCTAAGTTATTTTTATATAATTATATTAATTTAAGTAAGTACCACGAAGTATAATAATTTATTGAATATTACTATAAATAAGTAAAATTTTAAAAATCAAATGGTAAGAATATACTTTATATTAAAATTAAATTCCGGATGTATTTAATTTTAATTAAATCTAAGTATTTTTACTATTGGGATAAGTTTGTATTGTTAATAATTTATTAATTTTACCCGTTCTAAGAGTAATTTTATCAATAATAATATCTATTTTAGAACATATTGATATGTCGCCATTATAAGTTAATTTAAGATTTTGTAAGCCTTTTATTGCATTTGATAATTCATTTGATAATATTTGTAATTGTTGCGAATTATCGGTTTTAAAATAGTTTTCGGGCATAGTTCGTTTATAATAATAATTGTTGTGGACATTAATATCGGTTGTACTTTGAATTTCTGAATTATAAATTTTATCAATTGTAACAAAAGTTTTATCTATAAGTGTCTCGATTGAATCTAAAGTATTTGTTCGCGAATCATTATTCCACCACCTTTTAATAAATTGTGTATATTCTGGCTGGTCTATAATTAATAAGTTACCATTATTTGTTAATTTATCACTGGGTTTAATATTCGCTAAAATTTTAAGATTTGTTAAAATATTTTCGAGACTTATAGGTTCTGTTTTTGTAGATTGTTCATTTGGTTGTTTATTTGATTGTTTATTTGATTGGTCATTTTTTATAGATTCATCAACATTTTTATTTTCCATATTATATATATTATTAATATATAATAATCTTTAAATTTATAAAATATAAAGATTAAATAAAATTCTAATTATATCTATTTTAGTTATACTTTAATACATTTGATATATTAAAAAAAAATTTGATTAAGTTGTTTTTATAATTACTTAAAAGTATAACAAATCTTATAATTATAAAATGAGTCACGAAAACGAATCCACAAATGTTCCTGTTCCTGAAGTCGAGGAAACCAGCGTTAAAAGTATATTAAGTCAATTGATCGAAGAATCTTCTAAATTACAGGCAACCCATAAAGTTTGGCATAATACATTAAAACAATTAACTAAAGAAATGGATAAAGAACAAAAGCGAGTTATTCGTTCCAGGCCTAAGCGTAAGGTTGTTCAGAAACCACAGAAAGTAACCGATAAGATGCAGAAATTTATGAAGAAGTTTCCTCCAACGTTAGATAAGGGAGTTGTATTAGAGCACAATGGAACTTACACCCGACAGGTTATGATGAAGGCGGTATCTGGATATATTAAGTCTGCCAATATCCAGAATCCTGAAAATAAGAAACAATGGTCTAAAGATAAGGTTCTTACTCCAATTTTCGGACTTACCGATCCTTGGTATACATTTATGCAAATAAATGGCTTACTTTCCAGGGTTGTTATTAAAGAACCAGTTGCTTAATAAATTTAATGCGGTAAACTTTTAGATGAATAGGTATAATATCTCTTTTGTTAACTATAAATAATTATTATTTTTTTGTTATTATTAATAAAATAATTATTTATTTATATAAACAGGTCGTGTGGTCTTATATAAGAACCAGTTGATTAATAAATATAATAACAATAATACATTGTATAAATCTTAGATTATATCTAGAAATAAAATGTTGGAAATATAATAATAAACAAAAGTATTCATCATAAATTTTCACAGGTATAAAATAAAATAAAATAAACAACTAAAATTTGTTTAATTTATTTTTCCATAAATAATTTTTAATTTTTCCACAAAAAATTTTTAATATTTGATCCAATATTTTTTGTTAAATTCGTGGTAGTACTAAGAACATTAACCGCTGAAGTATATACTAAATTTTTAGGGTCTGATTCGCTAGAATTTGATATACTTTTGGCTTTTTTATGAAAATAATCTATAAGATCTCCTGTATAATTTTTAGAATTGCATACTATTTTATAATTAAAATGGATCTCGGCATTTTCATATTTTTCACCAGGTATAAACCGTTCTAAAACCTGGTTTATAATATATTGTTGTGTAGTATTTTTATCTAACTCAATTAATTGCAATAATAATGTATAAAAAATATTGGTATGTTTTCTAAGACAATTATATGCTTTTGAACAATAAACTTTAAAATCACTATAATATTTACTATTTAATCCTCCCATAGCATCTATCATTTCGGAAGTTATTCTAAATTCGGGGGCCATCACTTTAGGATCATCTCCTAAAATATATCCAAAATCAATATTAAATATATAACCTTCGTGTGTAATCATAATATTATCTAGATGACGATCCCCGATTCCAAGTAAATAACTTATAACACAATAAGATGCGCAACTTTTGGTAAAATTATCTCGTAACTCTTTTACAGTTATTTGTGGATTTTTTTCCATTATAAAATTTTGGATACTAAAATTATGAATTTCTTTAATACCATATAATGTATAGGAGTTATTTACAAATTCTATATAACCATATTTATTGGATACAGGTAATATATTATACAATGTTATATTCAAATCCAAATCTAAATCTGTTAATAAAAAATGATTGATTAATTTAATAATAGACATTATTATATATTCTTTCCTAATGTCCTCATTCTTAATCATAACTTGGTATAATTGATTAGGTTTATCGTCATAATAAAAAGGTATAATAAGTGGTTTCGTTTTAGAATTTATTATTTTAATATTATCAATATCGATATTTGTTATTTTTTTTAAAATATTAATGGGTAGATATAAATTATTATTAATATAATAATTATTATTTTTTAAATGATTACTAATATCCAGTTTTATATCAATAGATTGATCTATAATTTTTATTATATTATTTGTAAAATCATAGGTAGATATAAATAAATTATATTTAGATTTATCGAATGAATTTATTAAATCTTTACGAATTGTATTGTATAAGTCATTATACTTAATAGTACTTGTATAAATATTATTTGTTAATAACCAAAAATAAATATTGGAAAATTCTAAACAATGTTTACTTCTTTCTAAAAAAAAATCGGTAAAAATATGAATAATTTTAGGATAAATAATATAAAACCTTAGTTTAAATACTAAGTAATTTAAGTAATATATTAATACACTATTTGGTACATTATTAATACTGCTAACTAAACTTTCTATAATTTTTATATTGTAAATATTATTTGTTAAACATATCACGACATCTTCTATAGACAATACTGGTTTACATAACGATTTACATAATAGTTGGGAACATTTTTTCCCTCCTTTGTTTTCAATTATTTTCAGTAATTCTTCTGTTTTAATATTTAAACTATCGTAAGATAAAATAAGTTGTGTAATCCATATAGAATGACCCGAAAAATAATATCTATTATTATATAAAATATTTATATCCTTTTTACTATACATATGTGTAGGTAAATAGTATTGTATATCCTTAAAATATGAAAAATAATAATTTGCTATCTTATTCCAAGATTTACATACACGCGATATTGTTAAATAATCATTAATAGTTAAAGGTAGCAAATCGAATATTTTAATAAGTTTAACTAATTCTAATAGATTATATATATTTGAATAACACGTATAACATACACGCTGTACTGTAGTATCTTTTAAATAATCTAATATATTCCATCCCCATAAATTATCTTTTTCTAAATGATTGACATAGTCAGGTATTTTACACCAAAAGTTGGAACATAGACCACAAAATATTTTTCCACAACTTCTGCAATGATGTTTTCTATTTAATAGGGTAAATTTTGTATGACATTTATAACAATTTTCGATATTTTTATCTTTTGTCCATATATATGATTTATAATTTTGTAAATAATCATTTTTTTTTACCGCTTTTTTATCTATTAACATAGATAATTCTAATTTATTCATTATTTAATTAATATAAATATATAATTTATTTTTATACATTTATATTATATGACAGATATTCCATATTTAGAAGATATTTATAAGTTACATTTTAAAAATACGATGAATGTATTATTTCCCAATAAAAGCAAGAACAAATTAATAGTATACTTAATATCAATACTTCATATAATAGGAGCTTTAGTTCTCCAGTGGGGAATATTTCTAAAACCTAAGTATTTATTTTACTATTTTATTTATTTATTATTAATTCTTTTTTCATACTATATTTTTGAAAACCATTGTTTTATGACACTAATATCTAACAAATATAGTGGAATTAAAAAAACTCCACTATATATTAAGAAACAAACAGCTAAAAATATAATTATTATTAATAGTATTATTACATTGATAGGATTTTTAATCCCAAAAATGTCTTTATATACTATTCTTAAATATATTTTTGATTAAAGTATTTATATTCCACGTAATATAATTTAATTAAAGTATATATAATGATAATCGTTGGATGTAGTTTAGTTAAAAATTCTATATCTTTTCCAGGAATAAAATTAGCAGAATATATACCATTACAGATAGATATAAATAAAGAAGATACAATAGTATATTCATTTGGTTGTAATGATTTAAATTCGGGCGTTACTTATGATGAAGTTTTTTCTAATTATAATAAGTTGATTAGAGGTAAAAAACACACATACCTAATTGTACCTCCGTTACAGCCACAAATAGTTTATGATAAATTTATAGATTCTGAATTATTAGATGATGATTTTATTCTTTTATTTATATGGTGCAATGATTATAAAACAATTGATGGTCTACATCCTACTGAAGAAACTGTTCATAAATTGGAAAATGAATTAAATAATATAAACTCTTGCTACTAATAATTATTAGGATATTTCTTTAAATTATCATTTTTTTCATACATATTTCTATAAATAACACAAATAAATCTTGATTTTATTATTTAGTGATAATAAAATCAAAAATTTTAAAAAAATACTACATAATTATTTTTTTTTATTTTTATTTAATTTTTTAACTTTGATATTCCAATCAAAAACATTATCTAAAGTATAATTTTGTTCCTCTGATATATTTAATAATAAACTTCTTAAATAATTATAATTTGGTTTTTGATTAAATCTTAAAACCCTAACATATTTAATATATTTTAAAAATTCTATAGGAATATCTGAACATAATTCATCAATAGAAGTATTTCTTTTTACTTCATAAATATTTTTAATATGTTGTTTTTTATCTATGTTTGTAGATTTTAACCCTTGCCACGGAAGACTACCTTTTAAAAAGAAAATTAACATATATCCTATAGATTCTAAATCATCTCTCCTACTTAATTCTATTCCCTTATGTGTTCGAATACTGCAATATCTATAAGAACCTATAAAACTAGTACTTTTATTGTATTCTATATGTTCACCACCCTTATTTTTATATTTTTTAGATAATCCAAAATCAATAATATATATAATATTTTTTTTAGATTTACTTCCTATTAAAAAATTATCAGGCTTAATATCTCGATGCAAAATATTATTATTATGTAAAAATTCTATCCTATCTAATATTTGGAGCCCAATCATTATTACTGTTTTCATACTAAATTTATTATCACAAAAATCAAATAGATCTTCTAATGTTGGTCCTAAATATTCCATTATAATAATATTTTTATTATTCATTATACCTTTCCATATTATAGATGGAAAGCCTATTCCTTCGTGGACAATATTATATAACTCATACTCAGTATTTAATTTTGTTTTATTTACTTCTAATTTATCTATTTTAATCGCAACATTTACATTTGTTTCTCTATTTAATCCTTTATAAACATCTCCAAATGCGCCACTGCCTAATTTTTTTATTATTTTATATTTTTTATTTAAATCGTCAATTGATTTCATATTAATTATATGTATTAATTATTTTTTTTTTAAATTTAGACTATTCGTCTAATATAAAACTATAATTATTATTTAAAGAAGTTTTTTTCTTTCTAGGTTTTGTAACTTTAATTAAACTTTCATACCCGTGTTTTTTATGATATAAAATTTTTTCCCACATCTCCTCTATTTTATTAAAATTACTATCCCACCAATATTTGTTCCTGAATATTCTTATACAAGAATATTCATTTACTCTCCAAGGAAGTATTCGTGAAAAAGTTCTGTTAGATTCTATTCCAATTTTAGATTTTAGTTCCGATACTTGATTATAAATAATACTTTCCCATTCATCCTTTGTTTTAAATCCATTATTAATCTTATCAGGATAAAAGTAATTTAAAGAATTGGTTGAATCTATATGAGTTATATATTCCACAACAATACCTTTTTCCATATTTTTAGCTGTTTTACTATAATCTCCTTTATAATTATCATTTAAAAAGTCCTTCCATTGATAATATTCCTCTATTTTACACTCTACAAAATCGCAACTATTTAATTTTGCGACCTCTAATTGTTGCTGAACCTGATACCAATAATATATGGGAGGTATACCATACAATTTTCTACTTAATGGTACTTTAATTTCCAACATTATACCTGTTGTTGATATACCATCAGGAGAAGCTCTAATAAAACTGTATGTTTCGTGTTCTATAGAACCAAATTCTAAAACAGTTTGATGTGTTCTTTCCGAATATATTTTAGTAACTATTTCTTCATATTTTATTCCATGTTGACAATAAATATTTATATTTGAGCTGGTTGGTTCTACATAACCAGCTTTTTTTAATATAAATTTATTACCAGAACAAAACGGATTTTTATTAAATATACACGCTAACTCACTTGCTCCTATTGAGCTTTTTCGTTGATTAAACCATTCTACACTTCTTTGAACACTTTGGGGTTTTTTTACTAATTCCTCAACCCTTGCTGAATTTAATTCAGTATTATTTATAAAATTATAATTAATATTATATTTAAGAAAATGTTCGCTTATAACTTGTTCAATATATTCTATATAAATTATTTTTTTCCCGTGTATCTCTATTAATATTGTGTACACATAATCACTTATATCCATTATAGTTTTAGTTTCATTTGTTGAGAAATTATTAATATAATCGTCCGCACAGAATATAATATCATTTATCATATTGCTTAGTATAATATTATATTATACTAGTCAAATATATATATATATATATATATATATATATATGCCGATCCCAAAAATAATAAGTGTATGTTCAAAATGCAATATAAAAAGTAATACCTGTAAATTAGTTCAATACAATAAATCAAAAAACTATTCCATAATATGTAATGACTGTTATACTAATAATAATGAAAATGATAATGAAAATGATATAGTTCTAAATATTATTAATTATAATGGAAAACATACTTTACCGGATGACTCGTGCATACAAAAATATAAAAGAAACTGTCAAAAATGTTATAGTTATATCAAACATAAAGCAACATTATTAGGTTATAAAATTATAAATTATTTTAAATCTATAAAATGTTGTTCAAATAATAGTAACGACGACACTATTAAACTACACGAAATAGTATAATTAATATTAATTAATAATCTATAAATATAATTAAATTTGATAATTAATAAATATTAATTTATATTAATTAATTATGGAATTTGATAAAATAATCGATACTCTTATTTATGATATATCTAATCTTAATAACTCTATAGAAAATACTAACGCACCTGTTAGTAATACTAAAATAACGATTACAAATAATACTTTAACTAGAGATCAATATACAATGGAAAGTATACAGAGAAAACAAGATTATATAAATTATAAAAGAGATATTAAGAAAAATTTAGATGATAATAAAGTAGATTATGCGGTTGTAAGTAATGATGATTTAATGAATGTTATAAATTTATTAGATTATAATAAGACTTGGACAAGACTTGATAAATATCAAAAAAAGAAAAAATTAATAGAATATATTAATTCTTTAATAGATTCGAATAGTTTAGATAGTACTTATAAAACTGATTTATTAAAAGAATTACAAACGCTAATATTTAGTAAAAAAATGAAATCATCTTCTATACAGTATGATATTAAATCCCAAACAATTTTAGATATAAAAGGACTTGTACTAAATAATAAATCGTATTCTATTAAATAATAATAATTTAAAATGTAATAATATAGATTATATTAAACAATTTCTTTTGTTTATTAGATAGAATTCGTTCATTATTAATTAATAGGTAATTTAGAGATTATCGTTAGCCTATACTAATTATATTAATTGAGAGACTTGATAAAATATATAAAAGTTTACTATAAAATATAAACATCACGGCTATCTCTGCTTATTCCAAATCCATTCAATATTTTTTGAATTGTTTCTATAGTTTTTCTTGATAATGCAGCACCGGTAAATCCTGCAAAATCACTATTATCTGCAAAAGGATATCCTATCCTATTAACATCAAGTCCTTCAAATGAAAACATATATATAAATCTATATAAACTGTTAATATTCGCTTCTTCTAAACATTTCATCATATTTTCAACTTGATCAACACCATATATATTTCCCGTAATCGTTGCATATGTTCTTCGTAGAATCTCTCTTATTAATTCTTGATTTATATAATATATCGTATCTTTACTTAATTCTGCGTTTTCCACATCTCCACAACCAGACCCCCCATCAATAAATGGAGGACCTACTTTATTTGGGTCAGGTAAAGAAAACATTCTTAGTAAACTAGTTGTAGTAACAATTCCTTCACCATCGCCATATAGGTCTGCTATTCCCGTATAAGCAAGTCCACGGAAAAAACACTCCCTCATTTTATTAAACCATTCATAGCCCATTGAATTTGTAAGTATCGCTTCCGCACCATTTCCAATAGTTGTTATTTTATTAATCCTTGAGCTGTTAAATCTAAATTTAAGTGCGTGATTAATTTCGATCGGTAAATTTACGTTTGCAAAATTTCCTCCTAACGATAGAGATGTACTTGTTTGCGCATAAAGTTTAACACGTAAAATTTCTATATTTACAACTCCAACTTTTAATAACTCTATATATAAATTAACAATCTTATCATTTGTCCAGTTATATAATGTATTTTTAATATATAAAATTAGAAGCATTCTATTCTTCGCAGCGTTAAATAATTGTATTAAATGCTGTAAGTAGTACTTTATATATTCTATTTTGTCGTTTAATGTGGTATGTTCATAATCCAAAAATCTTTTAAATATATCGTCGTGTCCTCTAAATTCTACATGAACTGATGGGTCTGGAGCATCATTCTCGGCCCAACTATTAATACCTGTGTTTAAAGTAGAATATCTATCTGCAACACATACATTTTTCCACCCATCTTGTTCATTTCCATTTAATGTATCGTTTAAAGCAAATATATAATCATCTAAATTAATATTATCTAATAGACTCGCGTAAGAATTCTTGTCTCTACATAAATTTTCGTTTACAAATACTGTTTGAATTCTTTCATTATCGCCTTGATAGGTTTCTAAAAAAGGAAACGTGTTTGTATTCGACCCAAATGTTGGGGTTTCATTAATACCAAAAACTCCTCTCCATAAAGCACTTATTTCTATAAGCAATAGTCTACCTTCTATAGAAGTTTTATCTATATATGGGTCACTTATATGAGTATGAAATCCACACGAAGATACTTTTTCAGAATAATCTCCATTATCTATTAATTTACACCTGTTGGATTTTATAGCTTCGCCGTTGCTATTATAAAATGTATTAAAAAAATTAGATAATAGATCATTTATATCTATATACTCTGTATCAATCTGAAACCCTCCATTATTATCTTCTGTTTGTCCGTCTCCCCAATTTTGGTAACCGTTTGATCCAATGTTTCCATTCCATAAATAATCTATATTAACATGATTTACAAATTCCTTATCATTATATCTATTCTTACATTGTATAGATACGTCTTCTGTTGGAATTAGATGGTGTGGTGTATTTGACCCCCAATCATTAGTATGTTCATAACCTGCCCAATCATTTGTTCCATCACAATTCCATCCGCTTTTCATACAAGTCTCAAACTCAAATCCAAATCTATAATATCTATCTATTTTTAAATCTTCGATATTAGGATCTTCTGATAACCATCCTCCTTTTTTTATATATTTTTTTAAAATCGATTTTCCCTTTAAAGTGTTAAGTTTAATATTTTTTTTACTTTTTGGATTAAATATACTTTTGTACATACTATAATATATATTATTATTTAAAATAAAATAATTATATTTTAAATAAATATATATATATATATATATATATATGAATACAACTTTGGAAGACGTTAAAAAAACATTTAACTTTTTTTATATATTGCAATTAAATTATAAAGAGTTTTTAAATAAACGGGCGAAAGTAAATTTTTTTGGGAAACCTTTTAGTACATTTTCAAGTAACGTACGCAGTATTTATAATGCGAGTGATAGTCAGAAATTAGAGGCAGAATATTTAAAAAAAAGAAAAACAAGAGGATGGCTACCGGAAGCTGAACGTCCACGTAATTACGAAGAAGATATAGATAAAATTTTAAGCACTCTATATAATAGTCCGGGATTAGACGGAAACTATGGGATTGAACTTGAATTTTTATCAAGTTCTAATAGATATGTTATGGCGCATAGAATTAATAGTTGCATGTTATCCCAAAATATAGATATATGGAGAAAAAATTTTGATGGTTTATGTAAAATTGGACCAATGTTATTCCAGGAATGCGAGTATACACTTTCTAGAAGTAGTCGAAAAAATGGCAAAGCTTTAAAAATTAGTGATCATAACATGAGAGATAATTTTAACGTATATTCATCTTTTTTTATAGAAACTTCTGAAAAGTATGGAACAACTACTAACAAGGGATTACCCTGTAACTGGGGTGATGGTCCAATTAAAATTGAAAATGACAGTAGTGTATGCTTTGAAGAACACCATATGGGATTAACAATGTGGAATATGAACTTAATACGAAATTCAGATATATGTGATATAAATGGTAATGCCAAGCAGAAATTTGTCCCATCCACGTTGCGTAGTACAGGTTTTAACGATGCGCAACTTATTTTATCAAATATAGGTCAACAAAAAAAGAAAATTTATGATACTACAATGCCCTGGAACACCAGCCTTGCCTATAATGCTACGTTTATAACTCCTATACTAGACGATCTTCAAATAGATCTAACAAAATCAACAGATAAAGGTCCAGAACAGCAAGGAGAGGTAGTTTTAAGTAAATTAAAACCTAATCATAATTTTAAAAGTACTACTGGATCGGAAACCGATGGAAGTATCAGTCGTATAGGATTTTATGATGGAAATGAAATGGTTACACCAGTACTAAATAATCAATATGTATCATACGCAAAAGTATATAATCCCAGTACAACAAAATATTCTGAAAAATTTGTTCCATTTGGTTCAATTTTGATAGACAATGTGTGTACACAGCTGAAATCACACCAAAATGTTACTGCAGTTCCCGGAGGAGGAGCAGGGTTTCATATACATCTTTCATATCCAGATATAAACTGGAGAAAAAATTATACAGATTTAGGTTCGCGTGAGTTATATTTACTTGCTGGATTCATAAAATTATTTTGGTTATTCGAACCATTAATCTATTCATTTCAGCCACCATATAGAGCTCAATCTTCTTGGTCTCAAAATATTCAAAGTATATTTACATATACTGAAATTCTTACCCTTACTAATTTACAAATTGTAAAGAGACTAATTAATCCATCATCCACCGAAGTAGGCCTATGGGAAAGGGGAGGAGCAAGATATGTAGCCACTAACCTAACAAATATAAAAGAAGGTGGACTTGGAACAATCGAAATACGTATAGGACACTCTACGCTAAATTCATCTTATATCCAGGCATTAATAAATATATATCAAAATATAATGTTTTTAAATATGTCTTTATATGAATCTTGGAAAAATGAAAGTAAATTAAAATCATTACAATTTTCGCCAACTTATTATATTTTAAAACTAAGTTATGGTATAAGAGCAATACCTTTATACACTTCTTGTTATGATACTTACATAGGTGGTACACACGCGAAAACATCACTAGGAATTAATCCAAGAACTTTTGGCCAACTTTATATACCTAGCAGTGGATTCTTTATACATCAATACGGAAAACCCGAAAGATCTATAATAATTTCTACTTTATGTAAAATATATGAATCACTAACAGGTGATTCGTGGACACTAAAATATATGATTAAAAACGCTACAAATTATTACTATGGGAATGGATCTTTAGGGGCTCCTAAAGACAGTGTTCCTGGTAAAGGAGATTACATAAACTATGACCAAGCAATATCACAAAATATACTGGAACACATTTCAATATATAGTATTAATCCGGATACATATAATTATGAAACATCAGTAAATTTAGAAGACCATGAATGGCAAACAGATTTAGGCCTGCGCACAATCCGCACAAAATTTTACCGAGATGATTTAATTAATAAATTATCATATATAGACTTAAATCCGGGCTATACAAAAACTTGGAGGATTGGGGCGGAGGAGTGGATCGTGGGGTTGCACCAAACGAGTTGGCATAAAGGTATATTTAAAAATCCCACCGAAAAAATCAAACATGAAAAAATGCTAACTAAAGAAAACCTATGGAATAAATGGCAATCTTATAAAATGTTTACTAGGAGAAAGAATGGATATTTGCCTGGAATCATGGATGATAATTATCTAGATAATGAGTGTAAAAATTGTTATAAAAACGAATTAACTGATACGTGCGTTAGAGATTATAATAATGGTACGTCGCCCCGAATATTCGCTACTAACCGTTCAAGTATTAATGATACTGACTGGGATATTAACGAATTTAGAGACGAAACAAACCTATATTTTGCTCCTAGTAGATGTTTGCCAACACCGAATTCCTGGGCTGGATATTATAAAACACAGCCTGAATTAATGGCAACTAAAATTAAAAATAATCCTGTAAAAAGTACAAATATAAAAAGAACTATAGAATTTGACCCAAATAAATATTTATGGATTAAAAAAATATTTAATAATACTTATGGTGAAGTATTACCATACTGGAATGTTCCGGGATGGCAATCTGGGGGATCTACTAAAGTTTCTAAAGATATAATCCCTATTAGTATAGAGAAACAGTTCTATTCATTAAATAATGGAGCAGACCACATATCTGTCGTTTTTACTAGTAAAAACGACGCGTTTGCTAAATATAGTTCTAATAATGAATACATCCCTGGGTTATCTAAAATTTTAACGAAATTAATTAGAGAAAAACATATAAATAAAAAAATATTAAATATTTTAGTGGAACACAAAATGTTGGAACCATCTATTTATAAAGAAAGTATATTAGAAATGTGGAAATGGAAATTATTTTTAACAAAAATACAAAAATTAACAAAATTATCAGAACATAAGATTTTAGATATAGTTAAAATATATATAGAGCCTTCAGTTAAGAAAAGAACATATAAATCATTCACATATACTAAGCCAGATATTCCAGTATTAAATACTATAAAAATGACAGCAGGTGGTTCAGTTGGATATAAATATAAAAAATTATTACCTAAGTATAAAAATAAATTACATAAGTACGAAACTAGCTATTTTTCTGATTAATACTATATTTTGATTAATTCTATAATATATATTTTTATTATAGAATTAATATTTGATTCCATATTTATTGATATGTTTTTATTAAATCGATGGTTTACTCAATGACAACTCCTGACTCAATTAATAATGGCGCAGACCATATATTTTTAACTTATAAAGAAAATACAGTTATTGCTTCATACTCAAATAACGATTTGGTAAAAAATTTATCGGAGATATTAACCCGACTTCTATCAAAAAAAATTATTACTAAACATGTATTATTATTAATGGAAGAAAAAAGATTATTGGAACCCTGTATATATAGATTTGATTGTAAAAATATAGTTTATTACACTATGCTTAAAAATAAATTTAAATCAATTAGTATAGATGACACTAAATTAGATATTATAATTGAGACATATAACGAATGACCTAAATTTTTTAGTTTATTCCCATAAATCAAAATTTTTATGTGCTGTAGTATGTTTTTGTTCAGTATCTAAACATATATTTTTACCATCTGACTTATTTGGACATAGACTTTCCGGAGTTTTTTCTGAATTCTTCCAATTAAAAAATCCCAGATGTCCTTCATACCTACCTCTATCAGCATCTACCCATATCAATAAATTTTTTTTTTTACTATTATAGTTTGCTACGAATGTTTTTGATATTTGCAGATGTTTCTTTGTATCATCTATATTTTTGTATTTTCGTTCGGTTCCACGATTATTACAACCTATATCGGGACTACAAACTCCTACACTATTATTTATCCAGTTATAATCATTCTCCATTACAATACCCCTTATTATTAATGATTGAATTAATCCACTTTTATTTGAATTTTTATCGTATGAATCACCGTACCAAGCAGATGAAACATGTGTATAATTATCACGTATCGAGGTCTCATCTATATACACATTTGACTCAACAGGTGGATGATGCGTATCACCATTATGCATATATCTTAGAGAACCCGTTGTGTGAGAATTTACAGAACCTAATGTCCAAGAATTAGGATATCCTTCTAAGTTATCAAAACTATTCCAAGCTATATCAGGTTTTCTTGTTACAGAGAACAAAGGATTCCATATATTTCCAACAAAAATATTATCAATTCCCGACATTTCTCTAAAAATATGTTTATAAATATTACTGTAAAATTTAGTATATATATCTTTATGAACTATAATTTGATTAGTACTAATATAATCATTTAAGTTTGGATTAAGGATACTATCAAACATTGTATCAATATTTTTATGCTTCATCATAAATCTACTAGAAAGAGTGTATCGCATAAATAAACATTTATCGCATAAACAACACGTAGGGTATATTTCTGTATCATCCCAGGGATGACCTTCTACCTCTGTATCATTTCTAGGTATACCTCGATTACTTATAATATTTTCTACAACATAATTTGATAACTTATTTATCATAGATTTGGAAGGAATTTTACTAAATATGTTTGTCTTTAACATATCTTTACATTGCGTTGGATTAGAAACTATATATTCTAAACTTATCTTATTTATCTCAAAAGTTTTTATAATAGACATTGCTAACTCTCCACAATTCATATATATTACTATATTATTTAGCATATTTATAACTTTTTCTACTTCTGTATCGATATCTACTATCATATTTGACGGTTTAAATGATTGTGTCACAATCCAGTATAATTCTGCACTAAAATCTTCCGCACAATTTTTAGTACCTGGAGTATCATACTGCTTAATATCATTTTGTGCTGACAACTGAAATGGCACAGTTGCCATACCTGTAGCTCTATTCATTTCTAAAAACTTAGGTTCATACTTAGAGTCTATTAAGAAATCAAAACTAATATTATTATGAAATTTAATATCACTATTTAATTTATCACTATCTGGTACTATATCTGAATAAAAACTTGGCCCCTCTCCCGAGTCACCTCCAGCCCCGGCTTCAGGCCAAAACGCATATATCCGTGGATTAGATTCTGTAGAGGGGTTTGTAAAACATCCTTTTAATAATAAGGTACATGCATTCGTTATTTTATCCCTAATTGTTTTTAATTTTATATTATTAAGTTCTGGTTTAAAATTTTGATTATCACTGTATCTACTTACTAATTCCTGTAATTCCATTCCACTTCCTCCCATCCTTATCCCACCACTTATATTCCAATCTGACCCTACATTCCTTCCAGGAGAACTCCGCCATATTCTATTAACACAAGTTTCACAATAATATTTATCATCTACACCAGAGGTATCAAAATTATTTGTTTTATAAAAATATTCCCCAGTAATTTGACAAGCTCTATTATCACAATTATTGGGCGTATAATCAATTATACGGGAATGACTTAGTTGTATAGGTTCCCCATTTATAGTTTTTTCCCATTCATTTTTAATTAAACATTTACCAACTATAGCTGCTAAAGATTTGTCTAAACTATTCCATAGTTTTAATTTATATGGTTGGGGAGAAGTATTATATGTATATCTTTCATATAAATATATATTGAATGCTTGTTTGCTTGATACATAGGTTACTGTGGCATAAATTCTTAAATGAACCTTATAAAATCCTTCTCTAGAAAAAAAATGATGTCGATTCCCCTTAGGAGAAGGTATTTTAAAAGATTCTTTTAAACAAGGATATAAAACGGATCCTTTTATTAATAATGGATCATAAATATATTCCATCATAACCCAATCTCTAAATCCTAACCATTTACTAATATGATCTTTAATCTCTTTTACATTTGTAGCAATACCCGCACCCCGTTGTTGTTCCCCATATACTGGCTTTATAAAAGCAATATTATTTAACTTTTGAAGATTTTGTTCCATAATAGTTCCAGAAGTGCTGTTATTAAAATAAAATGTTTTTATTAAAAAATCTAGTGGATTTTCATCAGTTTCAAATAGTTCTTGAACTCTATTGGAATATAACTTATTTCCAAATATTGTATTATTATAAAGTCCTCTAGTCATAATAGATGGAACATCTCTTATTCGCACTATTTTAGACTCTGAATAATTTTTTTTTTCTGAGTCAGGATTTTTCAATACGTTTCTTATTAAGGCTATTGTTTTTTTACCCAATTTTGGCCTACTAATACCCCCATCTTGACATCTCGAATTATCCAAAAACGGCGACCCTATAGTATTAGGATCATCCATTTTCATCATTTGTATAAATTTATACAATGTAGTTATACCAGATAGGTTAAAACAAGTAAGCATTTTACTAGGCCATTTATCTGAATAATGTACTGGGTGCAGTCTAGCTACCCTTATTAATATTTCTAACATAACTTCATTATTCAATAATAGTATAGATTTTTTACCTAACCCTGACCTGGTTATGTTACCACAGGGTAGATTATTTTTAAATGGGTCTGAGTATTTATTTGGATTTTCTAGAGACATCATTTTAATTAAATCCGTAGTTTCTATTATATTTGCTTTTTTAAAACAAGGTTTCATTGATGCGTACCACTTATCTATATTATCTTCATTAAAATTACTTGACACTTTTTTTAATATAGCACTTAATCCCCTTCGTGGAAAAAGTGTTTTTCTCGATTCCAGAATTTGCGATGAACCCCCAATTTGAGATAAATATTTGTTTAATATATCTTTTCCTAGTTTACTTTTAAGAAATACTTTTCTCTTAGTTATTGGATTATAAATTTTATCCCACATATATATATATATATATATAATAATCTATATAATTATTATATAATTATTCTTATTAAATAATTATTCTAATAAATAATTATTCTTATAAATAATATATATTTAAAATTAGTAACTTTATTTATATGAATGGGAAATAGTGAAAGTCAAGCACAAGTGAAAGATTCTAAAAATAAAGATTATTTTAAATCATCATATAACTGGATACCATCATTTCCAATGAAAGAATATGATATTATTACAGAAGACACTATCAATAAATATAGCAATATAGCTTATAATGAAGATAAACATTATATAGATTTGAGAAATAACTGTCCACCAATTATTGATGTTGGTCAAATACCCCTACATCCAATTGCTACAATAGCATCCTTATTAAATTATCAATTAACTGTTAATAAACTAAGTGTATTTCCACCATCTTTATTATTTATTTATAAAAATTGTGCCTTTTATAAAAATGTGGATTCATTATTACCTTATGAAGTAATATTTAAATCTATTGAACATTTCGGGGTTTGTTCCGAAAATGATTTTAAAACAACATCCGATAATTTAGACAAAATTCCTGATTATGAGTGTTATAAAAAGGCTGAACCTTATAAGTTTATAAATATATATCGTGTAGAGAATTGTATTAAGTTAGTGAAACAATTATTACAAAATGAGATTATTATAGCTATAGGAATAACGTTGTATTGTGATATCAATAAAATTATTGATAAATTATGGATCCCAGATTTTAAAACAGATAAAAGATTAGGTGGGTTAACTGGTTTATTAGTAGGATATATTGATAATATAGAGTGTTTTATAGTACAATTATCATTTGGTAAAAATTTTGGACAATCTGGATATATTATGCTTCCATATAATTATATTAAAGATAAAGAATTAGTTTCTGAAATTTATCATATAAATTTTAATAAGGCTCGCGTGGAAGGCTATTTAAATCAACAAAAAGAACTTATTTCATTGGATATAGAATCTATATCTAAAAATAATAGTTATTTTTCTTAAAGTATTCAGATATATAATTTAAAAAATAATAATGATCAATTTAGTTAAATTTGATTTATATTAAATATTAAATATTAAATATTAAATATTAACTATTAAATATGACCGATATGTTTGACATATTTTCTTCATTTAAAGATGAAGAACAATCTTTAAAACCCAATATTATTAATACAATTATTAATAAAGATATTAGTAAAATTACAAGTTCCAGTATTAATACTAGTCCTAGTAGTAATTATTGTATACATTGTAATATAAATAGTTTAGTCTATGAGGATGGTAATTATTACTGTTCTTGTTGTGGAATTTTCCAGAATAAAACATTAAGTGAAGATATAGAATATAGATATTATGGGGATTCTGATAATAAATCAACCAATCCTGAAAGACTTGGTATGCCTACAAACATTTTATTACCAGAATCTTCTCTAGGTTCACTTATTAGTACTAATTCATCCGTTAGTTTTAAAAAAATGATACAATATAATATATGGAATTCTATGCCATATAAAGAAAGAAGTCAATTAAAAGTATTTACCGAAATCGCAAGTAAATCAAAATCTCAAGGTATTCCTAATATTATAATAGAACAGGCAAAAGCCTATTATAAAATAATAAGTGAAAAAAGTATTCACCGCGGTTCTAATCGAAATGGATTAATTGCGGCGTGTATATATATGGCGTGTAAAAAAGAAAGAGTTCCAAGAAGTACAAAAGAAATAGCGGCAATATTTAATATTAATATACAAGATATGACCAAAGGGTGTAAAAAATTTAAGGAAATATTTCGTTTAAATAATATAGAAATTACTAAAAATAATGCATCTAATCCCCTTGACTATATAGAACGTTTTTGTTCTAATTTACAGATAATAGATGATATTAAATATGTTTGTGAATTTGTTGCTGTTAAATCGATTAGTTCAAATCATAATATTGTTATGGATAATACATCCCCTTCTATTGCGGCTGGAACAATTTTTTTAGTCATTAATTTATTAAATTATCCTATTACAAAAAAAACTGTGGCGAGTGCTTGCAAAATATCAGAAGTAACTATATCAAAATGTTTTAAAAAATTAAATAATCATAAATTAGAACTGTTACCAAAAAAATTTATTGAAACACACAATATAAAATAAATGTTAGATTTTTAATGAATTATTGTAACAACAAGAATAATATCCCGAATAATATCCCGAATAATATCCCGAATAATATCCCGAATAAGAAAATAATAAAATCTTATTATTATTTTCTTATTTTATAATATAAATGAAAAATCCAGAAGTAAATAAAAATAATAAATCAATGAGATGTGAAAAAGGACCATGTAAGAAGCATACAGATTGTGTGGCATCTACGGGAAAAAAAACAACAGGAAATACGACCATAACTTATTTTGAAAGTGATGCTAAATCTCCTCCTGATATTTTATGTGTTGGAGGCAAAAAATACACAATTGTACCAGGTTTAAAAATTGTTGTCCCTCATAATACAACTCACAGTGTAATATCAACTGATCCAAATTCTAAAAGAATATTTACGGCTAAAGATGATAATGATGAGGATGTCCATATGGACACAATACAAGCATTGATACCAAGCGGAACTCTAATTTATAAGGTAAACAATAAATATATGGATAGCAACAAGGATCCACCAATGTTAATTATAAATGGTGATAACAGTTTTAATGTTGATATTAAAACTGAGGTAGACGAGTCGACAAACACAACTGATTTCATAGAACTTCCAAATAAAAGTAAAGATGATTATAATGGATTATGGTTAGGTAATGGAGGATTATATAATCTTCTAGACAATGACTTTACAACAACAAAATTACAAGAAAGAATAATACAAAAAAAACCCGAAAAAATTAGTTATACAAGATGTACTGTTCAATGGACAGTCAACGAAGAACTGCTCAATCAAAGTAAAACGGACGGATTCTCATTGCATCATTTGGATGTTAATAATACTAAATTAGATTATAATAGCGACTTACTAGATGAATTATATATGACTAAGCTAGATATAAAGAGTGATCATAGTCCAGAAAAAGAAACATTCGCAGATTTTGAAATAAGACAAACAAATTTTCGAACCTGGTTTAATAATGAACTAAAAGACAAAAAAAAAATGATAGAGAACACAGAAATTAATTATGCGGATAAAGAGATTGAAATAATAGACTGGGGAGATGTGCCATTATCTAAAAAAGGAGGATTATTTAAATATTTTAATGGTAAATTACCTATTAACGAAAGTCAACCTCAAATTTTAGAAAATACAAATTTTGATGAATTATTCATGCATAGCAGAAATAGTAGTAATCCAGAAGAAAAAAGAACTATTAGTAGTAGTGACCAATATTTATTTAAAAAAATTGACTACATAAATTATACAATTAACGATATATCCGATAATGAAGACTATACATATGAAGAATTTTTAACTTTATTAATGAATGGTGATATGTTTTATACTATGGACGATTCTGGAATAGAAAATTATATAGCGGACAATACATCACGTCTAATTAGTATCGCTAATCAAATACATAAACTTTTTAATGATCCTTCTTCAACCCAAACCCTTCAGGAAAAATATAGTAGCAAAATCTATAATGAATACATAACAGAGTTTAGTACTTATAGAAATAACATAAATAAAATACTTGCTATGTACACTGAAGATAACATTAAAGGCCTATTCAATTTGTTCCCAGCCCCTAAAAGCGACACAGATAATACGATTGATCATTTTAAAAATATAGAGAAGTGGGATACATCTGGCGTAATCAGTATGAGAAAAACATTCTCCCGTGCTTTTAATTTTAATTCCGATATTACACAATGGAATACTAGTAATGTAACTACTATGGAAGAAATGTTTTGTTTTTGTGAAAAATTTAATCAACCGATAGAAACAACAGATAATAGTTGGAATGTGTCAAAGGTTAAAAATATGAGCGGTATGTTTAATGGTGCGCTAAATTTTAATCAACCCATAGGAGGATGGGATGTTGGAGATGTTGAAGGTAAATATAATACAACTAGACATGAAAATCTAATAAAAGAATTAACTATCTCTCCTTCTGAGAAATTACAAATATGGGAAAATGAATCCGACAACAAATATAGGGTAACCAATGATGGAGAATATACTACAGGAGCGCGGAAACATAAAAGACAACAACATTACAAAAAACATTATCCTACAAAAACGTGGCAGGAAGGTGCTAAGAAACAACATCAAATTTTAGAAGGTGGTATGTCATATATGTTTTATGGAGCACGTGATTTCAATCAAGATTTATCAAATTGGGACGTTAAAAATGTGCGTGATATGTCCTATATGTTTTATAATGCCACTGAATTTAATAATGGTGATAATGTTTCAGGTATAGGTAATTGGTTTAACAAAGAAATAAATTATAAAATAGAAGATATGTCATATATGTTTGCTGCTTCTGAGGAAGAACCCACCGTATTAGAAATCAGCGATAACGCGTCAAATATATCCTTAAAACGCCCATCATATCCGCCTACCAACAAGTTTAGTGGAGATATTAGTGAGTGGTTCCCACTCGAAAGCAGCAATGAAGTCAATAATATTAGAAAAATATTTTGCAACTGTGAATTTTTTAAAACAGATATTAGTGGATGGCACTTACCTGCGATTAATGTAAAAGTTACAAAATTACGAGGAACTAAGGATGACGATAAAAGCTATAGAACTTGGGAAGATAAAAGCCAAGGTACCTACTGGACATATAGGTATCGAGATTCAGTGGATATAGGATTAGAAGAGTATCTTACAACAAAGAATAAGCACCCTGATTGGTTTCTTCTTTCCCCTGATTCAAATACTGGAGGGATAAGGTCGGACTCAGATGAAATTAAACAAAACGGGGCTGACGAAGCAGAATGGACTGTTCTTCACCCACATTCCAGTCTAGCAGATGTATATAAAAATACGTTGTTTTTTGAAGATAATATCAAAAAATTAATTCCTACGATAATAAGTGCCGAGCAAAATTTGGGGGACGAGATAGAGAACGAGTTCGAGTATTTTCAAAGTATTAGTATGTGGGTTATAAATGATGATGGTACTGATGATTGGTGGGATGCTATAAGTGCAACACCTACATATGATTTTTTTAATCCAGGGTTTGGTTTAGAATAGTAGAGATATCCATAAACCACTGTTATATTTAACTTAAATATACCTATAATACTTGTTATATTTAACTTAAATATAACAGCTATTTTTATAACTAAAAATACCTATAGTTTAAATTTATTTGGTAGACAATCCTTGCTTAAATGATTACTTACTAAATCAAGATTTGTTTATAAATATAATCATATTGTATAATCTTTATTTATACATATCTTCTATTTCTGTTTCATATTTTTCTAAAATTATATTACGTTTAATCTTTTGAGTGCCTGTTAATTCACCACCTGCGATTGTAAAATCACTATCTAAAATAACATATTTTTGTACTTTTTGAGCATTTGATACCGCATTATTATTATAGTAATCAACAGATTTTTGTATCGCTTGATGAATAATATCTTCATTTTTTGCCTCTTCGACCGTTTTGGAATCAGACCCTAATTTTTTTAATTCAATAAGACAGTTATTGTCTAATTCATTTGACGCAACCATTGTATCTGGATCTATTACTACACGAAGAGTTACTAAAATTGATAAGAACTTTCGTTTATCTCCAATTAAGATTACATTACTAATGAGTGGACAGGCAGTTTTAATAGTATTTTCGATTGGAACTGGGGCAATATTTTCTCCCCCCGCAGTAATAATAAGTTCTTTAATTCGCCCAGTTATTTTTAATAAATTAACATCTCCGAATGGAGATTTTTCCAATATCCCAATATCTCCTGTTTTTAAATATCTGTTAGAAGTAAATGTCTCAATATTTTTTTCTGAATTATTTAAATATCCCATCATTATATTACGACCTCTAAGTAAAATTTCACCATTATCACCAATTTTAACTAATCCATCAGATATCTCCATTCCAGAATAGCCCATACGAATTTGTTTTGGAAATAGACACATGCTAGAAATTCCCGAAGTTTCTGACATACCAAATCCTTCTACAATAGGAATATTTAAACTCCAGAAAAAAGACAGAGTATCAGGACTTATAGGTGCTGCTCCACTTCCAAAAAACGCACATCTATCTAATCCTAGTAGAATTTTTAATTTTTTATAAACTATTTTATTAAACAGAGAATAAATTCCTAAATAGTAAAACCAACCTCGCGAATTACCAGCCGTGTTTGCCAATTTCATATTAACAGTCAATCCTACATATTTTGCCATATTCCCAATTTTTTTTTTAATACTCGAATTCTCTGCGGATTTTGCTTTAATAGAATCCATTATTTTTTCCCAAACTCTTGGAACACCAAAAAATAATGTGGGTCTTACTTGTTGAAGAAGTGGTAGTAGACCTCCTTTAAGAGCATCTGGTGTAGCAAACCAAATACTCCCACCTGTATAACACGAAAATATTATATCTAACATTTGAGCAGCAATATGACTTAATGGTAAATATGAAAGAAATACTTGTTCTTGTCCCATATTACTATTAGTATATTTCTTTATTAATGCAACAGAAGCACTTACATCCCACGTAAGATTATCATGACTAAGCATAACACCTTTTGGATTACCCGTTGTGCCAGAAGTATATATTAAGTCACAACATTCGCCTGGTTTTAGTAAACTTTCTGTTTCCCCCACGTTTTCAATACATTTATCTAATTTAGGCGCTAGATCCATAAACTCTTTAAAAGATATTATATTAGAATTATTGAGTTGCTTAATTTCGTCTTCCAAATTTTCATCCATATTCCATACAATTATTGTTTCTAAACTACTGTTACTATCTTCTAAATCATCTAAAAATTTAATACCTTGATTCCACGATTCTACAAAAGCTAACTTTGCGTTAGAATTATTTACTAAATATCTACACGTATCTGGTTTATTTGTTAGGTAGCTCCCCGCCACTACTCCCCCAGCCTGAATTGTGCCATGAAAAGCTATTAACCATTGAGGTGAATTAAATCCCATTATAATTGCAACATCTTTAGAATTCAGTCCACTTGCGATACATGCGCCTCCAAAAATATAGACCTGCTTTTCTAATTGTGCCCACGTCATACTATCCCATTTACTATCGACTGTAGTTGCCAATTGATAATAAGAAGGTAAATTATTTTCTATATAATTTTTGTCAATTCTCCACGATACAGAAATATGATTGGAGTATTTTTTAGCAGTTTGATGAAACATTTGTGGAACAGTTTTAGGAAGTATATTATCAAAAACTTGTATTGGCAATTCGGTATGAATATCTGATGTCCAACTCATTTATATTTATATATATATATATTTATATCTTTTATATAAAAGATATAAAATTATAATTTGTACTAAATTATAACTATTATTAGTTAGGTTTTTACTTAATTAAAATTTATAATCTATCTCCCCTAAATTTTAATACATTTTAAAAATTATCTTTTATATATTATATGGAAATAAATAAACAAGATATAGATAATAAAATTAATAATATAAATAGTATTACAAATAATTTAAATGAAATTATTAATAATATAGAAGAAAATATTCAATTAATTAACTCAATTTATATGGATTATGAATACAATAAAAATTTAAATTTAAATAATACAAACAGTTATTTAAAATTTCAGGTAGATTTATTAAATAACGAAAAAAAATATTATACTAATATTAAAAATTTTTTAATTAAAAAATTTATAGATGAATTGTATAATTTATCAGAAAATGTAATTATAATTTTAACTACAATGAATTCTTTAGATATTAATTTATCCGATGAAAAAAAAAAAATATTTAATAAAATTTTTAAATTTAAA